GACTTGATCGTGTGAATCGTGGCGCTGGCATTCGCGGGCACCGTCACGAGGGAGAGTTCGAGCACTTCCGTCTTCAGGAAGTGAATCCCGCCGTCCTTCATAAACGCTTCTTCGAGCGCACGAAAGCCGATGGACACCCCGGCGATGAGTCCGGCCTTCAGCGACTGCCACGCTTCGTCGACGCGGTCCTTCAGCGTGCCGGGTTCGTCGATGGCCGGGATCGTCGCCACGAAGTCGATGCCCTTGGTTGAGGGCTTCGCAAACTGCACGCGACCGACCGGCTTCGTGGTGTTGTGGAACAGCAGGAGGGGCAGCGGGTTCTTGAAGGTGACGCCGAGGGGTTCGATGATGTCCCCCATCCGATCCGGTTCAGGAGTGGTGGCCGTTCCGGTGATCGTGCGTGCGACGGAATCGACCTCGCGAACGTGAAGCAGGGAGTAGGCACGGGTTCGCATGGCGTGCCTAGTGTGTACGCGCGTTCACAGCCGCGTCGATTATTTGATAGGGAACTACTCAGGTCTGATGCCGACGACGAGCATCAGGACATCTCGCGTGAAGGTGCTGATGCTCTGCTTCCGCTGGTCGGCGAGGGCGTTCAGCCGGTCGTAGACCGTCGTCGGCACCCACACCGACAGCGTCATGCCCTCGCCTTCGATCAGTTTCGGCCGCCCACGCTGACGGATGACGCACTGGACCTGGACCGGACCAGGACCGGCCGGGGAACCGGCGCGGTCGTCCACGCCACCGGACCGGGACCTACCCACGACCGGCACCATAGATGATGGCTTGGAACTTTGGCGGCGGCGGGGCGGCCGCATGACGCTCGCACCGGTCGATGGCCATGACGCAGGCCACGATGCCGTCCACCTTCTGCTGCGACTTCTCTTTGTCGACCTTGCTGTTCCCGGCCGAGTCCCGCCGCAGCACGACGTTGTTCGCCATCCACCGGAGGATGGGATGTCCGGCGTGATGCAGCCGACGCGCGGCCACGAGGTCGAGGAACTTCTTCGTCGGCACCGCCATCGACAAGAAGCCCTGCCCCATCGGGATGAGCTTGATCCCTTCCTCTGCCAGTTCAATCGCGAGCCGCATGCCCTGGAACAACCGGTCGATGTTGCCGTCCACGAGTTGCAGGCGTGCGGCGTCTGCCTGAATCGCGGCTTGGATGAAGCGTTCGTCGGTGACGTTCCCCGGCGTGGTTTCCAAGAGGCCGGACTTCGCCCACTGTTGGTAGAGCGTGACGTTCGGATGCTTCGAGCGCAGCGTGTCTTCCGGCAACCAGAAGCGGCACCGCACATCCAACGCCTCGTCGTCGTCCAGGCACGGGCTGACCAGCACCCACGCCGACATGTCGGCCGAGCCGCCCAGGTCCAAGCCGCCGTACCAGGCTCGTCCAGGTTCCACGATGGGGTGGTCCGGGGCGTCGTCCCACACGCGCAGGTCGATCGCGCGAATGTTCTGCTGCACCCAGATGTTGAGGCGGTAGCGCAGGAAGTCGTTTTGTTTCGCCGGTGACTCGACGGCTTCGCGGCACTCTTCTTTGAAGTGATCGGCTTTGGTCGTGATGCCGAAGGACGGGTTCGCCGCCTTCCACACGGCCGGGCTGGTCCAGTCGGCCGCCGGGTCGGCTTCGTAGATGACGGGCAGGAAGGACCAGTCGTCAATCGTGCCGTCCAGGACGCCCTTCGCGTACAGGTATTGTTCCCAGCCGATGCTCTCGGGTGCGTAGAGTCCGGCGGTGCTGATACTCAGGAGGACCGGCTGACGACGGGCCGCGCCACCGTAGGCGAGCGTGGACCACTGGGCCCGATTCGTGATGGCGTGCAGTTCATCGACCACGAGGCCGCTGATGTTCAACCCTTCCTTCGTCGGGACGTCGGCCGACAGCGCTTCGTAGTACGCGTTCTGCGACGGGTAGTTCACGATCTTCTTCGACTCGACCAATTCCAGGACGGCCGACAGGTCCGGCGACTGCCGCACCATCGCCGCGCAGTCCCGATAGATCATGCCTGCCTGATTGCGGTCGTTCGCCGCGCTGAAGACTTGCGCTCCGGGTTCCCCATCCGCCACGAGCAGGTACATGCAAATCCCTGACGCGAGCGTGGTCTTCCCGTTCTTCTTCGGAATCCAGACACCGGACCGGCGGTAGCGGCGTGTGCCATCCGGACGTTGCCAGCCGAACAACGGCCGCACGAGGTCGGTCCACTGCCAGGGCAGCAGATCGAACGGCCGTCCGGCCCACTCGCCTGCGCTGTGATGCAGGAACGCATGGAAGAACTCGCGCACATGCTCGGCCTTCTTCACCGAGAAGACACACCCGCCATCGAGGACTGCCTGTGCGTCGGCTTCGGTGCGGACCATGCGGGACGGCCACCGTTGCCGTCGCGCGATGGCCCGAGCCTTCAGGATGGTGGACGATGGCTGTATCACGAGGTCCCTCGCTACCGCTTCCAGGTCCGGCCGTCCCAATGCCCCTCGAACATATCCGGCGTCCAGTAGGGGATGTCGCCGCGATGTGACTGTGTGCCGCAGCGTGCGCAGATGGGATGGTCCTTCCGGTTCTTCGCGTAGTGCAGCCGCCGCGTCTGTTGCAGGTAGGCCCCGAACCAGTAGCGGAAGAACCCTGCCGGTCCATCAGCCACGCTGCCGAAGGTGTTCGCCGTCTCCCCGGTGAAGTCCCAGCAGCAAAGCAGGTACTTCCCCGTGTATTCGAACGCCGGGTACTTCAGCGGGAAGTCGCATCGACGCGCGAGCGGTTCCGTCACCGGCGTCAGGCCGTACTTCGCGGCGGCTTGCCAGTCCAGGTGGTTGTAGAACGTCGAGAAGCCGTGGCGATGCCGTCGCTGTTGGGACCAGTACCCCGGGTTGCGACAGAAGTTGATCAGGTGGAAGTTCGGATGCTTGTCGGCGTGATACTGAAAAGGCGAGATGAACGATCCGCCGCCGAGCTTCTTCCCCTCGAACAGCCACTCGTAGCCGGACTTCGTCGCGAGCGCGAAGTGTTTGTCCTGGGGATGGTACAGGTTCACGTACAGCGTGTTGAGTCCCGCGTCGAACAACTCCTTGTAGGTCCGCGTGCCGTTCATCAGCGTCGTGCCGTTGGTGTAGACCAGCGTTTGCACGTGCGGCACCTTCTCCTTCGCCAGCCGCAACAGGTCCGGCAGGTACGGGTTCAGCGTCGGCTCTCCCGCGTTGCCAATCTCCAGCCGCGTGTAGGGGGACACGACGGCCAGGACATCGAGCAGGTGCCGCCATGTTTGCTCGGTCAGGAACTCATACTGCCCGAACGCCGGAGCGCCTGGACCGCCCTTGAACGTCCGGGTCGCGCAGAAGCCGCAGCGGAGATTGCAGCCGCGTGTGATTTCGCCGAACCAGGACCACGGCCGGATGCGACCGAGCAGGCCACGATCCTGCTTCTGGATACGCGGCCACAGCTTCCGGAAGACGTCGGGGGTTGTGTCGTGGTCGAGCAGTACGCGGATCGCGTCAGTCACGCGGGCCTCCTGGTCCTGGACGTTGGATGGGTCATGGGCTTCGGGGCGGGGGTGTCCCCCCACACGTTCTTCGTCTGCACGAATTCCATTTCGTATTCGTTCGTGGTCAGCGCCGACAGGTCGACGCCGGGTTTCAGCTTCAGCGGGGTGTCGAACTTTTTCCAGGCATCGCGGACGACGTGCTGTGGTCGGCGGAACCGCCGGTCCACCGACACGACATGGGGCCAGTCCCGCTCGAGACTCCGGGCCATGCGCAACCGGCCGTCGTTCTTGTAGCGCAGCGTGTCGGTGTTGCCGCCCTTCATCGTCATCGTCCACATCTTCTTGACGCAGACGGCGTTGATGAGGACCGTGCACCAGCCGTCGGACAGGACTTGCAGGCACAGGTCCGTGTCCTCGTTGTAGCGCGGCCGGAAGCGATAGGCCGGGGTCGTGCGAATCAGCGAGCAGGAGTACACGTGGACGTTGTGATAGAACGGCGCGATCGCCGCGCCCATCTCCGGGACCACGAACATGTCGTAGTTGAGCCCGGACACCGCGATGTTCTCGTAGCGGTCCGTGAAGTCTTCCGCGATCCGCAGCGCCGTGCCGAACGGACAGCGCCGCCGCTTCCGCTGCCACAACCGGTAGCACCAGACCAGGTTGTCATCGAGTTGCCAGTGCCGCTCGACCTCGCTCGCGGCGGCATGGTCCGCGATCCAGTTCCGCGCCGGGGTCACGCTGCCCCGGTTGCTGAACGGCAGCACCAGCAGATGGTGCGGTCCCCACTTCGCGGCGTAGGCGTCCGCTTCCTGCGGCTCGACCACGATCTTGAACGGCACCTTGTCATGGACGAGCGCACGCGCCGTCAGGCAGGTCTCGGACCGGCCCTTCGACGGAATATAGATGGGATACTTCGGCAGGATCATGCGTCGCTCGCGGCATCCGGTTTGTTGACGAACTGGCCCTGATGCTTCCGTGCGCGGAGCGGCCACCACAACGCTGTCTTCGTGCCTTGCACGCGCATGTGTTCCCCGCTGGCGTGCAGGTAGGTGAGCAGGTTCACGCGGTCGGCGTCCGTCGCGCAGCGCAGGTTCACCTCGTAGACCGTTTCCTTCGACGGGTCGAAGTCCGGCATCCCGACCCAGTGCTTCGCTTCGTCGATGGTCCCGATCTCGCTGGAGGGTCGCGTCACGAACGCGAGCGCGGCCAACTGCTGCGCGTCGTAGCCGGTCCCCCGCAGCGCGGCGTCATCGTCGCCCATCACTTCCTTCAGCATCTCGGTCAACGCCCGGTCGTCGATGTCGGCCCGGTAGGACATCTCGTTGTCGCCCACGAG